GTCTTGAAGCTATCCTTGAGATCAATCAAGAGCTTTTGTGCATCAATGTTCATTGCTTCTTACCTAGAGTTGAATTGATGCGGAATCTCCAGCTATCTACAAGCATGAGCTTGTCTTGCTTTTCCTCTTCAGTATTTTCTGGGTTGTTCTTGATGCCGTAAACAACATCAGGCTCCAGAATATTGAGAGTGTCCCTATCTGCTCTAGCATACTCGGTGCAGTCGCAAGAGGCGAAGCCGAATGCCAGAAGTGCTACTAGTGCCTTCTTCATGCTTCACCTCCCGTAGTCTTGTTGCCATCTTCGTAGGCAATCCCAAGGATAATGCTGGAGAAAAGAATCAGCACTCCCATGATCTGCTCTTCCGAGATTGGCTTGTCGAGCAGGTCGTTCACAACTACAGTTAGAACACCTGCCACACCCATTAGAAACTTCCTGCTCTGTAGCAGGAGCTTGATTGCTGTTATCATCAGTCATCCTCACCTGAATTCAGTGATTTGAGGTAGGGATTATCCTCCTCTTCTTCATGGCTTTCAACACGCACAGATGCGCCCGTGACGATTGCCATATACTCGTCTGCCAGTGCCTTCACTTCGCTCAGATCCTCGTCTTTGACCAGACCCTGAATGTCGTGAAGCTCGCTGTGGAAAGAAGCAATACGCTTTGCAGAGCCCAGAGGAGAGCCCTTCAGCTTGACGGAAGACTTGCTGTAATCAGGGTAGTCTCCGTTCATCGTCTTCTCAATCTTGAAGTCGTGACCGTCCTGTGGGTCGAGCATGAACACACCGCTCTCATCGAGTTCGAGCAGGTCAGCAATGATCTTGTCCATCAGCTTCTTGCCGACAGAAAGAATCTTGATCTCGTCCGTCTTACGGGACAGAGCGTTCATGTAGAACCGAGGCTGGGGCTTGATCTTCATTGCCATCTCGGAGAACTTGCTGCGCTGGCCCTTTGCCAAGTTCAGCGAGTTGTGCATCTTCCAGATAGCGAAGTAGGCATCACACAGCGGGCAAGGCTTGTTGTGGGTCTTGAGGCAGTGGACATTGCGAACACTGTTGCCCTGTGGGATGCGGTGAATCTTCGTTTCTGCAAAGAAACGTTCTTGCTCATCCGCACCAGGAAGGATGCGGATATCGTTGGGTCCAACGCTCAGTTGGAGATACTTCTCAAGGAAGTCGGTGTTAGCCGGAGCATCGCCCCGGAGTTCTTGGTGCTTCTTACGCAGATAATCGAGTGAAACCATCGTGTTCTCCTATAAAGTGGGTGGTTGTGGGGACATTATAGCAGGACTTGAGCCAGTTCTCAAGCCGAGTATAATTTCTTTTCGTTTCTCGTGTTTGCAGAAATCTGAACTACCATATCCTTTTTGTATTCAATAGTAGTCAGTAAGTTCTTTACTAAGTTAAATTTTGTGGTTGCGTCTAGATACTCAACTCTCTTCACTATATAGCCAGGAGCCAAGATAACCTCTGCATCGAGAGTCTTTTCAGTGATCTTAGCTCCCTGCTTCTTCATGTTGTATCGAATTTCCTTACGGAGTTGAGCTTCTTGTTGTTCTAGCTCTATTTCAGCTAGATCCATGGCGTGCTTTGCTTCTCCAAGAAGCATAGCAACGTATCCATAGATAGCAGGAAGTTGATTCAGGGTGTAGTCTAAACCAGAATTATCTAAGGCTACAAGAGATGCGATGATATTCTTCATATTTTCTTTGGTAATATCATCTAGGGTTAAGGTGTAAAAGTAATTTGTGCTCATAAGACTCTACCCTCGCCAGGAAATTTAGAATAACGCTCTTCCCCTGAAGAGAATTCTTTAATTACTCTTTCCCCAACTTCGATTCTTTCAACAATCTGATAGGGAAATTTAACATTACTTAAAACAATACCTAAAGGGTATTCGTGAGTAGCAACTTGGATATCAGCGTTATATTGAGTCCATCGTAATAAGTTTGGATCAAAAAATCTCCAGGACCCATCTCTGAGTTCGCTAAGAGTATTTTTTACTGCATTGACTGAGATTCCATATAACGTATCTGGGTATTCATTATCGTTGAGGGTCATCACGCACTCCCATTTATTTGTTCTAACTTGGTCTTGATCTCTTCCATATCAGAAACAACTTCCGCGTGTGCGGACTGCTTCATCACTAGAGTTGTGTAATCAATGTCCATCATCACGATGTAACGCTGCTTCGCATCGCGTGCCTTCATAACGTAAACACGAGCCTTACCTTCCTCATACTCAGCATCAGTCTGGTTGAGGCTGATAGCAAAGTCTGCGACTCGGATCTTGCCGTAGGAATCTCCTAGCTGTGCGTCGGTGATAATCTGCACCTTCTTACCATCACGGTTAGGCTGCGTGGCTGTCCAGACCAGGATCTCGTGCTCTACAGCAAGACCACGCAGTTCTTCAGCAATGCGCTGCTGTGCGGCATACTCAGAGTCGATGTTACGGACAGGACGAAGCAGTTCGAGATAGTCTACGAAGATGACATCAGGCTCGAAGTTCTCCATGTTCTTGAGGTTATAGAGAAGAGTCCTGATCGTCTGAACATTAGCAGCACCCGTAGGGAACTCCTTGATAATCAGGCCACTCTCTGGGAAGTGCTTCTTGAACTTCCCAAGAGTCTGCTTGAGTCCGATAACCGCAGTAGGATTCTTGAGGTCATTGCTTGGGATTCGAGAGATAACAGAGTCGAATCGTGCAGCAACCTTCTCTTCACTCATTTCCAGAGAAATGTAGAGAACCTTCTTGTTCTGCATCATGGTCGTCACAGCTTGGTTGACCAGATACAGAGACTTACCGACACCAGGAGGAGCCACAACGTAGCACAGTTCTTTTGGTGAGTTACCTCCCTCAAGATTAGCAGTAATCGTCTTCAGCACCGTAGGATACTTGACAACACCACCATCCTCCCTGTTCTTGTATCGCTCAATCATCGTCGAGAAGTATTCCTTCCCGATATCAACATGACGAGAAACAAGAAGAGCCTTACGAACGATCTCTTCTACTTCTTCGAGACGCTCCTGCTCGATAAGCTCGATGGAATCACGAATAGCATCTTTGAGTGATTCACGCTTGGCAAACGACTCAGTGATGTCAAGGTAGTAGTCTGGGTTGTCCTTGTAGGACTCGTCCAGAGTAGCGATCTCTTCAAGCTCTTCGCGAATCTCGGAGGCATCAGCTTTGTTTCGAACACAATACTCTACGATGACATCATCGTTGGGAAGCTTGTGGAACTTTCTGAAATACTCAAGAGTTGCCTTGTAAATGTGCTGATGTGCTTCTGACTCGAAGTATTCAGCCTGAATGATGTTTTGGGTTTGAACAATGAAGTGTTGTTCGTTTTTGGCGAGGTTTAGGATGCCTCGCTGGATATTTTCAGGGAACTTGTAGCTCATACTTGGTTATATACCTTAGTCGTCTCGAATTTTAACTCTCTTTGCGGCTTCTTTTACTAATTCTTTTGCGCCTTCTCTCTTGGCATTAGTCTGCTTGTCAGACGCTTTCTTTGCCATGCCTTTCTTAACAGCATAGTCTTCGTCTAGAAACATCGGCTTGTAATGTTGTCCACCCTGCCTCATATTTTGTTTAGAGGCTTTTATGGAGTTATTCAAGAACTGATTAGCAGTGTCCTTATCCATACCCTGCTTGGCATACTTTTCGCCCCTAGCTTGATTTACATAAAAATCAGGACCTACAAAGTGAAGAGCAGGTGCTGTAAAGCACCTGTTCCCCATCTTGCCACACTGTGGACACTTACCTTTCTTGGGAGGGTTGTCCATAGACCTTTCCACCTCCCAGTAAATCTCACACTTCTCGCATTCGATTTGGTAAGTTGCCATCAGCCGCACTCACCTCCAATCTTACACACCTCAGCAGAAGCATTCTCAGCCGTATCACTTGCAAAGCCATACTTGCGAATGTTTTCTGCGGTGGTGGGGATTGCTTGGAGTGGTTCGTTACCCTTTGATCCTGCACGGTAGATGGTCAGACCCTTGAGTTCTGGCATGTAGTTCAGAGCATCGTTTACCAGATCTGCTGCGTTTGCTTGTTCTGGTAGGTTGATGGTCTTTGAGATGGCTGAATCAATGTGACGTTGCCATACTGCTTGAACTGCCATGTGCTCTTCGGGAGTGACATCATATGCACCAACGAAGTGCTCAAGTGGCTTGCGTGCTTCGAGATACTCCTTGAAGAGCGGATCGAGAACAACCTCCTGAGCCCAGGTATTAGCCTTTCTAAAGCGACGGAAATACATGGGTGCGAAGATAGGCTCGATGCCCGAGGAGACGCCCAGGACGATCGACGTGGTGCCTGTGGGGGCAGACGTTAGCATGACCGCGTTGCGGATGCCATGCTTCTTGATCAGGAATCTGATCCGAGCGGGAAGTTGCTTGGCGAAGCTCTCATCAAGATACTTCTTGGAATCGAATGCAGAGAATGAACCCTTTTCCTTAGCAATGTAAATTGAGGTCTTGTATGCCTCATCACGGAAAGTCTGTGCCAGACGCTCAGTGAATTCTAGGCATTGTTCGGAACCATACTTGATACCAAGCTTGATAAGCATGTAATGGTAACCGAGAACACCAAGACCAATACGACGAGACTTGTGTGCAACCTCACGAGTTTCCTGAACAGGATAAGTGTTCACGTCCAGGACGTTATCAAGGAAACGAATACCAGCACGGACGGCAGCAGCAAGACGCTTCCAGTTAAAGTTGCCATCTTCGTCAACCATGTTTGCGAGATTGACGTGACCAAGGCAGCAGTTACCGTATGATGGAAGAGGAATCTCACCACATGGGTTAGTTGCAGCCATGTTCTCAAAGTAGCTAACATTGGTGTGAGTGTTAGCCTTCGAAACGTTGTAGATACCAGGATCACCTGAACGAACAGCGTTATCCCAGATCAGTGCAAACAGTTCCATTGCCTTGAGTGGGTGGAGTTCGAAGTTCTCGAACTGATCACGGAAGTCCTCAAGGTAATGT